AAAAAAAAACAACAAGAAACTGAGGAATGAACGATTTGAAAGGTTAAGAAATATTTCTAAAGAAATTGGAAATTTTATAGAAAGTACTATTATAGATTTTGATGCTAGTCAAAAAGAAATGGGAGATAAATTAGATTTAAAAATTTATTTTCACCCAACATAATAGTAAGGTAAGTGCAATTCATTACCTGATTAAAGTAAGACATTAATAACTCCTGTTAAGGTACCGTGACGAAATTTGGGTC